CAACTCTTCTGGTATCGGCACGAAAGACCCCACCTACCGCTACATCGGTATCGGTCACTTCGGCTACCTGAACGAGCAGGTGTACGCTGATGGCATCGAGTTCAATATTGACGGAACAAGCTCCGCCAACTTTGACCGCAACGTCATCGCCCTCGGCATGGGTCTCGACTACTCTCTCGTGGAGCTCAGCTCTAAGGTCAACGGCAACACCTCCGGCAAGCCCCAGGCCTTCAAGCTCATCAAGCTCGTGGAGCCCGCTTCTTCTAACGTGATTGGCGACTAAACTCTCTTCGCTCAACTTCTGGGATTAGTTCCTTGGTGGCGGGTGACTCCAATGTAAAAACAAAGGTTGACCCACCCGCCACTCCCCAGAGGGAGAGAATATTAAGTTTGTATTAAGTTCATATTAAGTTGCAACGATAGCATGAGTCTTGCCACCGATAGTATTTTCATTGCCGCGTTGAGCGAATCAGAGGACGTCATGGGAGCCATTGACGGTCGCCTCTATGGCACCGCCATCCCATTGCCTGACGAGGATGCGGACAACGTTCCTGTACCTTATATCATCGTAACTTTCGACGGTCTTAACAATGACGATTCCACGAAAGACGACCTCTACGAAAGTGAATATGACAAGGTGAAGATAGGCATTGAAGTTACGGCTAAGACAATCGGAGGATTGCATGACCTGACGCAGATGGTACGTGATACCATCCTGGCATATTTCCGTGAGAACGATACAGCCGTCAACGACTACGCATTCTCGGCAGAACCTATCCAGTTTGACTCTTTGAAGCCCTGCTATTGGCAGACGCTACGCTATCAGTGCGACGTATGTAATATTGAAGACGATGAGCAAGAATAAGAACGACACACCTGCTGAGAGGCAAATCAAGGCGGGTGAACCTATCAAGGTTGAAGCCGATAGTCGCGTAGAAATCACGGCCAAACTGAACGAACTGCGCAAGCAGGCTCAGGACGCTGGATTAGTACAGACTGCCGGTGGATTCATATTACACAATGAAGGCGTATTCTTCGCTAACATCACGTTTAATAATCCATAATCTTTGAATATATGGCACTACAAAAATTAATGGGTCAGAACTTCCGTGTAATAATCGGGACGGCTCCAGTTCTTGAAGCCACCAGCTGTCAATGCACGATCCAAGGTAACTTGGAAGATGCTACCACAAAGGACAGCCCAAGTGGTTACAACATGGACCAGATGACCTCGAAGCAGTGGAGTGTGCAGGTGGATGGTGTGGACGCCACATTAGCTAACCTTCGCGCACTGATCACAAGATTTAACTCTGATGCAAAGACAACTGTAGGCTGGGATAAAACATCTGGCGCAATCAACCAAACACCAGATTCTGCTGAGTTCTCACGCAGTGGTCAGGCTATTTTGAACGACCTGAGCATTCAGGCCAACAACCGTCAAACCATCCAGATTAGCTGTCAATACCAAGGCAGCGGTGCTCTGGCTTAACTCTGAACGACTATGGATAAAGGACAACATCTACGATTGCAGATTGCGATACCTGTCGGTTCTACTATCGGAACCTATAAGGTAGTGGCACTATCGACTGACTTGACATTCCATTTGTCAGCTCAGACAGAGGATAGCACGACCAAGGACACGACCGACACAAACGGTACTTGGAACGAATATGAAGTAACGGGCCGTAGTGGTGACATTCAGTTCACCGCTTTGATTGCATCAGGAACTGACACCGGCGGTATGACGCTGAACGACGTCATCAATGCCATCAAAGACGACATCGTAAACTGGAGGCTCGTATTTGTCAGTGGAAATGAAAACCGTGTAGTCGGAAAGACTGTCTGCTCAGGCCAAGGCAAAGTCTCTAACTTGCAGGCGAACGGAACCAACCGACAAAAGGCCACCTATTCTGGTACATTGACAATGTACGGACCCGTGACCGTTGGCACAGACTAATACACTATTGAATGCCGTCCGCCTGTCTTGGATTGCTTACTTTTCACCAAGCAGCGCGGGCGGTGTTTTTTAAAAAGTAAGCATCCATGATAATTGTAAGCATGACCACTTGGCCACCTCGTATGCGTTCGTGCATCGAGGCGTGGCGCAACATTACGGCACAGGCACATTCGGAGCCGGTGCATTATGTGTTGGTACTGAGCCGCGAAGAGTGGGGTAGTGGTAAGGATGACGCCATCCGACTGTTGCAAGCGATGGATGAGATGAACGTTGAAGTCATCTGGGATAATGGAAATATTCTAAGCCACAAGAAACTGATTCCTACCATCGAGCACTATCCTAACGACGACATCTTAGTGGTTGACGACGACGTGGCGCATCCTGACGGTTGGCTTCAGACATTCATTGACGACCACCACCGACACCCATCGGACATCATCTATGGTGTGTCTATTAGCCGTGTGGATGTGGTAAACGGACGCATCGCTGAAGACAGCATTCAACGACATGTTTATATCTCGCCAGGCAAAAGGACGTATCTATGCAAGCCTGCTAATGGCTCAAATGGTACGCTCTATCCAGCAGGAACATTTACCGACCCGCGATTCTTCGACCGCGAACTGCTGATGAAGCTATCGCCTACGAGCGACGAGACTTGGCAGTGGGCATGGGCGGTGATGACCGGTAAACACTACCGTTGTCTGAGCGCACACAACTACCCGACCATACTGGATGCCAACCAGGAATGCGCACTATGGAACATCAATCGCAATCGCTACAACGACTATCACAACGCCATTGCCAAGGTGTTCCCTGAATATAAGGAAAAATTAATTGAACTAAAAGAAAAGGAACTATGATCCAGAAAGAAATTACACTATTAGGCAAACAAGTTACGCTGGCCTATTGCTTTGGTACTGAAATCAGTTACAAACTTCTGGCTGACGAGGAATGCACCGACTTTATCAAAGAAGTCATCATTGGACTGAATGACAAAAAAGAACCAGACCGTCGCAAGTCTATCTATCTGATTATGTCGGCCATGACTGCGTACTATGAAAGTCAGAACCAGGAAAACCCCATTGAGGACAAAGAACTCATCTTCCATGCCACACCAGACGAACTTGGACTGGCTGTTGGAACGATTGCAGGGCTTTATATCGAATTTTATAAAATACCTATCGGAGAGCCAGAAGAAAAGCAGAATGGCAAGCGCGTCACGAGAAAGAAAAAAAACGCCTAACCGCCAACGACCTTTATGAACTGTTCGTTGGCGAGATAGGAATCAGCCGTCGTGAGTTCCTGTATGACATACTGTTCTGGGAGGCACGGCGCATCATTCGAGGCTACCGTAAACGTGACAAACTGAAGCACCAACTGATGGCTGAATGCGTGTACGCAGCCACTTACGCAATGAGAAATGCAAATGGCAAAACAGTTGCAGATATGTTCCCGTCACTATTTGAGGATGACGACGACTACAACGACGAACCACCACTGACCGAAGATGAACGTACAGAACTCATGGAAGACATGAAAGCGTGGAATGCACAATTAGCACAGCAAGGCGAGACCCAACCATAGGGCCTCGCTTTTTTGTGCTTAAAGGCTGCTAAGTAAACCTTTACAGCATTTTTGTCGGTTGCATAAAGGACAAAAATAAAATAGATATGAAATGGTTGAAGATTGACTACATCAAGCAACATTCTCGAATCGATTTCGACTGCGAAGATGGATTGCTCGAACTCTATGGCGAGAGTGCAGAAGAGACGGTACTGAACGTCATAGCACGTACCTATGACGAGGTAGTGGCAAAGTTTGGTACTAAGGATAAGCCCATACCTGCTGCACTCATCCATGCCTCGCTGATGTTGGTGGAGATGAGTTATACACAGCGTTCTCCAGTGAGCCAGCAGAACTTGTACTATAACCGCTCTTTCGATATGATGGTAAAGCCGTATATGCGACTGGCAGACGAACCGAAATTTGAACCCGAAGTAGAACCCGAAAACGCAGAATAATATGGATTGCAAAAATATTTTAATGCAAGGCGATGAAGCCAAGTACCAGATTCGCATTGACCATGACGGCTTCAATATGGAGACGGACGACTTCGAGATTGAGTTGTCGTGGGGCATGATGGGTCAAAAGTTGACCATCAAGAAAAGCGACACAATCTTCAGTGTAGATGGTTTCTTCTTTATTTTCAATACTGACGAGATGGTTGGTCGTGTGACAGCACGTTGCACATATTTGATTCCTGATATAGACTGTCCTGACGGTCTGAGAACGGAGGTTGACGAGCAGCTGCTATGCTTCGTTTGTACCACACCACTCCCCAAGTTTGCATGCGTACCCGCTCCTTCTCAGTGCGAGCACAAGGTGACTTACGAACGCATCGACCAGAGTGATGTCGCCAGCGACTACCAATACCTGGCAACTACTGAGGGCGACCGACTGATCACAGCTGACACCGAATATATATTGGTTTTGAAATCACTAATAACAGAATAAAAATATGGATACAACTTATCGCTTATCGCAAACAGGTAAGGAAGTGCAGGCACTTCTCGACCAGGTAACTCCTAACCAGGAGGCCATCGCTCAGGAGACAGAAAACCGTGAGCAGTCAGTAACCGAAGAGCGCGAACGCGCTCAGGAGGCTGAGCAGCAACTTCAGCAGAACATCAACGCTGAGCGTACTGACCGTATCGCCGATGTTGATGCCGAGGAAGAACGCGCCAAGGCTGCGGAGGCACAGCTTCAGCAAAACATTGACGCTGTAAGTCAGGGTGGCAGTGCTGCCGTCCAGACTGAGCGCGAGCGTGCCCAGGGTGTTGAGCAAACGTTGCAGCAGAACATCAATAATGAGACGCAGGCTCGCATTGCCGATGTCGATGCTGAGGAAGCCCGTGCTAAGGGTAAGGAGAATGAGATCGCCGGAAACCTCTCCAATGAGATAACCCGTGCCGAGGGTGCAGAGGTACAGCTTCAGCAGAATATCGACGCTGAAGAACTGCGTGCACGTACTGCCGAGCAACAGAACACCAATGACATCGACGCTGAGGAGCTGGCACGCCAGCAGGCTGACGCACAGCTCCAGCAGAATATTGACGACGAGGAAACCCGCGCCAAGGCTGCTGAAAAAGCCAATGCCGATGATATTGACGCTATAGAAGCACTGATTCCGGAAGCTGCCAGCGCACAGAACCAGTTAGCCGACAAGAACTTCGTCAATAGCAGCATCCAGACCGCCACGGCTGACTTCAAGGGTACGTTCAACAGCCTTGCTGAGTTGCAGCAGGTCCCTGCCAATGCTAACGACTACGGATATGTCGTCAGCAAGGATGCAGAGGGTAACACCGTCTACAGCCGTTACAAGTATGTAGAAGGCACAGGCTGGGTGTTCGAGTACAACCTGAATAACTCCAGCTTCACCGCTGCACAGTGGGCAGCGATTCAGTCAGGCATCACAGCATTGCTGGTTGCCAAGCTGACCAACCTCCCCACGAATGACGTACTCCAGCAGCTCATCGGCACCAAGCAGGACCGCCTGACCTTCGACACCACACCTACGGAGAACTCACAAAACCCCGTACAGAGTGGCGGCATCTTCTCAGCTCTTGCCAGTAAGCAGGACAAGCTGACCTTCGACCTTCAGCCCACACAGTACAGCACCAACCCCGTTGTCAGCGGTGCGCTGTATAACATCTTCCAGGCTATCGAAAGCCTGTTCCCAGCTGGTGCTACAAGTCAGAACAAGCTCACCGACAAGCAGTATGTCGATGGCAAGGTTCAGGAGGCTGCCCCGAACTTCGATGGTGTCTATCAGACCGTCGAGCAACTAAACGCTTTGACCGGTATGTCTGTCAACGACTTCGCCTTTGTCACCTCTACCGACAGCGACGGCAATACCATCTATGCCCGCTATCATTACAATGGCAGTGCATGGGTGAAGGACTACGAGATGGCCAGCAATAGTTTCACTGAGACACAGTGGGCAGCACTCAATAGTGGCATCACCGCGCTGCTTGTTCAGAAGATGGCAGACCTTCCCACCAGTCAGGAACTCACGGAGATGTTCGCTGCCAAGCAGAACGTGCTGACCTTCGACAGCACACCGACGCAAGGTAGTCAGAACCCCGTCACCTCTGAGGGTATCGCTAACGCCATCCTCGCAGCTGCCGGTGTGCAGTTCGTGGATGTGCAGACACTGCCTACCGCTTCTGCTGATACGATGGGTAAGGTATATCTCACACCATCATCACAGCAGGGCCAGAACGCCAGCGACTGGTGGGTGACTATCTACGACACTACCCATGATCCTGTCTATTATTGGAAGCAGGTCAACACCACAAGTGTGGACCTCTCCAACTACTACACAAAGCAGGAAGTGGATGCCAAGGACACCCGCTTGCAGACACAGGTTGGTGAGCGTAACGTCACCGTCGAGGCACAGAACGCACCTGACAGAAGCACGCTGACCTACACCAATGCACTCGGTGAGACCGCCAACCACATTGTCGGTGACAAGCGCATTGTGCCGAATGCTGAGAGCACCACAGGCTATGATGTCTATGAACTGCTGCACCTCGAAAGCGGTGTCGCCACATGGGGCATCGGAGGTGGTAGCACCGACATTCGTCAGAAGCTGTGGATCAACCTGAACAGTAACCAGACAGGCGATACATCGCTCAATGGTGTTTCAGTCAAGGTCGAAGCTGACAACGAGACCATCCTTGATACCGTATGGGCAGGTGAGACGCTGTTCTGCCGCATCAGTCCTCTCCAGCAGGTTGTTGTGACTGTAGGCAGCAAGACCGGCTACTATCTGGCCAGCAACACACAGAGCTTCGAGTCAACGGTTGCCGGTGAGCGCACGCTGAACTTCAACTACGAAACGTGCGTGGTAACATTCCAGCCCACATCTAACCAGGGCGCAGGTGACAGCACCATCGAAGGTGCTACTGGTACTATCAATGGCGTTGCCGTCAATTACGGCGAGTCGCTGAAGGTCGCTATGGGTCAGAGCATCACCGTGACGTGCGATGCCATCACCAACTATGTGACACCAGCCGACTACACCGGCACCGCTTCCACCGCACAGCTCACGCCTCCGTTGGTGTATCAGACCACTCTCGTCACTATCTCATGGGAGTCCAACCTCGGCACTGATCCAGTGATTGCGGCTGTTCAGGCTACAGTGGCAGGCCGTACAGTTAACAGCGGTGAGACTATCAAGGTCGCCACAGGCTCATCAGTCGCTGTTGTCTTCCCAGACGTGGAAGGCTATCGCACACCGAGCATCGCTACATTCACGGCAGAAGGTACTACAGTCGTCAAGCCTACCGTTCAGTATTCAACAGACATCTATACTGTCGGTGTGGACAGCAACCAGCCTGACAAGACCGACATCAGCAATGTAAAGGTCGTCGTGAGCTATGTCTATGCCGGACAGAGTGTGAGCAAGGAACTGACTGACGGTGACACTATCAAAGTGCCGACTGGTACGACACCCACCGCCACCTCTACCGACGTGACGGGCTATCGCAAGACCATCACCGTCAATTCTTCTACACTCAGCATCGACGTGCAGTATGACACCACTCTTGTGAGCGTGAACGCCACCTCTAACCAGAGCACCCAGGCCATCATCGACCCCGTGCTGACAGGTCTCACCTTTGAGATCAACGGCACAGAGGTTGCCGCTGGTGTGGCTGTGAAGGTTCCTACTGGCAGTGCGCTGACCATCGTGTCACCCGACATCGCCAACTATGCGAAGACCGTCACCGCTGCTGCCACAGCAGAGGGTGTGAGCTACATGGCTACAGTCGCCTATTCTACCACACTCGTAGCCCTGAATATGGTATCGAATGTGGCAGGCGTAGAGACATCCGCTCCTACCGGTGCAGCAGGTATCGTCAGCTATTCCGGTGGCACAGACCAGACCATCACTAACGGTCAGGTAGCCAAGGTACCTACAGGAACCGCTTTCACCATCACCTATGCTGCCGTCAGCAACTACGGCACACCTACGGGCTACAGTGGCACAGCTGCCGGCACCTCGATGACCGCTACCAAGGCCGAATACGTACAGGGCGTGGTGGTTGTCAACCTGAGTATGAGCGACAGCGACTCCACAGCATTGGCTCTTGCCGGTGCTACCGTTGCCATCAATGGCGGCACACCGATTGCCTACACCGGTGCACCTATCCCCGTCGCTCCGCTGAGCAATGTGGTGGTACACTTCACTGACGTTGAAGGCTACGCCACACCAGCCGACCAGACCTTCATCATGCCGACGGGTACGAAGACCGTCAGTGCCTCGTATGACACCACCATCTTCACGGTGTACATCACCAGCAATCAGTCACCTGATGCGACTATTGCCGCTAAGAAGGTGAGCGTTAGCTATACCGGTCTGGCTACTCCAAAGGAGGTCGGCAACAATGGTACCGTCAAGGTCCCCACCGGTCTGACACCTACCGCTACCGCTCCAGATGAGACGGGCTATGCCAAGGAAGTTACCGTGCTGGCTGCTTCTCGCATCATCACCGCTGCCTATCAGACCACGCTTGTCAGCGTCGAGATGGTCAGCGAGACAAGTGGTGTAGAGAGTACAGCACCAACAGGTGCAAAGGCTACGGTTAGCTATTCTGGTGGTGCTGACCAGGAACTGACAGACAACACTCAGAAGGCTAAAGTGCCAACTGGTACGGCATTCACTATTGTCTACGCTGCCGTGAGTGGCTACGCTACTCCCGCTACCTACAGCGCAACGGCCACGGGTGCATCGATGACCGCTACTAAGGCGAAGTATATCTACGGTGCGCTTCAGTTGAATGTCTCAATGTCAGACAGCGACGCAACGGCACTCGCCAGCGTTGCCCCGATGATCAGCGTGAACAGCGGCACACCAGTTGCCATGACCGGCTCTGCTGGCTCGTTCACTGCAAACCTCGAAGTGGGCGACACCTACGAGATAACCTTCAATTCTCTTGTCGAAGACGGCTATCAGACTCCTGCTGCCATCACCGGCACGTTCGGCGGTGGCGTAGAGACGAAGACTGCCACCTATCAGACGGACATCTACACTGTCTATGTGACTTCTAACCAGTCACCAGATGCGACGATTGCCGCCAAGAAGGTGAGCGTGACCTACACGGGTCTGACCACCGCCAAGGAGGTGAGCAACAATGGTACCGTCAAGGTTCCCGCAGGTCTCACGCCGACGGCTACGGCTGACGATGTGACAAACTACGCCAAGACCGTGACTGTGCTGACCGCATCGCGCATCATTACCGCTGCCTACGAGACCACCGTGATCTCCGTGAACATGGTCAGTGAGAACGGAGGAGTGGAGGGTGCTGCACCTGCCGGTGCTCAGGCTACCGTCAGCTATCAGGGCGGTACTGACCAAGTGCTGACTGCTAACAACCAGACGGCCAACGTCCCGACAGGTACGGCCTTCACCATCACCTATGCCAACGTGAACGGCTACGCCACGCCTGCTGCTTACAGCGCAACGGCTACCGGCGCATCGATGACTGCTCCGAAGGCCACCTATATCTATGGTGTGCTTCAGCTGACCGTCTCGATGAGCGACAGCGATGCTATAGCACTCGCCAGCGTTGCTCCGATGATTGCCGTGAATGGTGGCACAGCTGTCGCCATGACAGGCAGCGCGGGAGTATTCACCGCCAGTTTGGAGGCTAACGACACCTATGAGATTACCTTCAACTCATTGGTTGCCGACGGCTATCAGACACCTGCTGCCATCAGCGGCACGTTCCTTGGAGGCGTGCAGACCGAGACGGCCACCTATCTGACCACCATCCTGACGCTCACGAGCATCGTGACCACGAAGGACGGAAACGTTCAGGGTACGAACCCGCAAGGCGCAGGCGTAACCGTCGCCTACACGGGACAGACCACACCCGCCACGCTGACCGCCATCAACGACTCCGTGAAGGTGCCCGCCAACCTTACGCCGACCATTACGGCTGAGACCGTCTATGGCTATACCGCCACGGCCACGGAGAGCAGCGGCAGCATCACGCTGACCTATGCCACCACAGCCTACACACTGAACGTGAGCACCAACCAGGCCAGCAACACTGACATCGCCTCGACGGTGATCCGTGTCAGTGCGACGGGCATCTCTGCCAACGGCTATCTCGACTTCACGGGTGCTCAGTCTTCCGTAGAGGTGCTGGTGCCTGCGGGTATCAATCCGATAGCGGCCTGCCAGAGCGGTGCGCCGAGTGCCAATGAGTATGCCGAGAGCATCACCGTTGACACCACGAACCACACCATCACGGCCCTGTACTCTACCGAGGTGCTGACCATCAGTATCACGAAAGATGCAGGCGACGGCGACCTCTCGACATGCTCAGTGGCCGTGACCAACGGTGGAACGACGCTTGGCACGCTGACTAATGCCTCGCCAACGCTGAAGGTGGCATACGGCATCAACTACACCTGCACCCCGTCAGCCCTTGCCGGTTACACAGCACCCGCTGCCGTGACCAAGAACTGGGCTGACACCACTGCGAAGTCGCTCACCTTCGAGTACATCGAGCAGGCAGGCTTCGTTGACCTCGGACTTCCAAGCGGTAAGAAGTGGGCCATCGGTAACATTGTGTCAGACGGTAATGGCGGTTACAAGATTGGTGAAGAGACTGATTACGGTGCATATGTGAGCTTGGGTAACATTGTTCCTCACTTCTCTGCCAACGGATCAACCTTCGACGATAGCTATGACTGGGGTACAAGCAACAGTGGCCCGTATGCTTCGACACCTGGTGCAAGTGTCGGTGCTAACATCCCGACCAACGACGCACAGCATGACGCTGCGCTGGCCCTGCTGGGTTCTCCCTGGCACCTGCCAACGAAGGACGACTTCCAGGAGCTGTATGACAACACCGACAATGAGTGGGTGGCTGACTTCAACGGCACAGGAGTTGCTGGCCGCAAATTTATGAAGAAGACTGACCACAGCGTTTATGTTTTCTTCCCTGCGGCTGGCTACGGTAGAGGTACGTCGCTCTACGATCGCGGCACGAGCGGCAACTACTGGTCATCCAGTTGGTACTCCGCTGGCAGCGCGTACGGCTTGAGCTTCAATAGTTCTTCAGTGACTCCTCAGTACTACCGCACTCGGTACAGCGGCCTCTCGGTTAGGGCTGTTCAGTAATTCGCCTACACCCGACATTTTACCCTTTGGCACATACAGGCTCGCCACGAGCGAGCCGTGCCAAAGGAGAAAATGGCGGAACTAAATAAAATAAAAATTATGAGACTAACTCCAGCATTAGAATTTGAGAAATTAAGAAAAGACCCGGAAAGCTGGAATAAGATATTCCTGCATAAGGACGGCAAATTCTTCCGCGCATACGAATGGTCGGCATGGCTTATCAAGACCGTAGTATGTACGGAGGAAATGCAAAAAGAGCGCGGCGATATGAAAATGCTCACCGCAAACCGTTACGTGACGAAGAAAGGCGAGTATGTCAGCGTAGGCTTCCCATTAGAGTCGCTGGCGAAGTTCATGATAGGTTTCGAGGATTTCGACCCGAACACCGTCGATGACTACGCAGAATTTACGCTCACCACGTTTGACGAGGAATCATCTAACTACGAAGAGCTGCTTGCCGCCTTCGAGGAATGGAAGCACGCGCTGCCGGAGAAAGACACCAAGCAGGCGCAAAAAGCCAGTCGCACGACATCAAATGTAGATACCGACGGCGGGCGAGTAGGTATGTTCCAGATTCTGTCGCAGGTGCTCTCCTATCCTATCGAGTCGAAGACTCCGGCAGAGAACGCAGAGTTTATTGCCACACTGAAGCGGCAACTCTCATCATTATTATAGCAACAAAAAGACCTCCCGCAAAGAATGGGTAGCTAAGGGCTGTTCAAGGCGAATTCATAGGTCATCCGTCCTGCGATGAGTGGGAAAAATGAGAAGAAATACGGTGGTTCTGGCGCAAGCCGTCCTGCCGTATATTCGTGACAGGTGATGACCGCGTATAGAGGATTATTCTTCCCTGCGGCTGGCAACGGTAACGGTACGTCGCTCAACAATCGCGGCACGAACGGCAACTACTGGTCATCCAGTTGGAACTCCGCTGACAACGCGTACAACTTGAACTTCAATAGTTCTTCAGTGAATCCTCAGAACAACAACAATCGGTACAACGGCAACTCGGTTAGGGCTGTTCAGCACTCGCCCAATAGCGGCTAATAACAGAGACAAGGAAAGGACATATGGCATACACACTGACACGCGAAGCATTGCTGATGGATTTGTATGTGGCATTTATATGTGCCAAGCGTCACAAAGGCAGCCAGCCCTACGTCAAGCGGTTCGAGAAACATTTGATGGAGAACCTGACGGAACTGAGGGACGCGCTATGGGACAGATCGTATCAGCCATCCCCTTCATCCTGTTTCATCATCGAGCGACCCAAAAAGCGGGAGGTCTTTGCCGCTCAGTTCCGTGACCGTGTGGTGCATCATCTCTATTACAACTATACCCACGAACTGTTTGAGCGTACATTCATTGCCGACAGTTATTCCTGCGTACCCGAACGTGGTACGCATTATGGTATCAACAGGCTTGCAGCGCACATCCGAAAGGCAAGCCATAACTACACAAGGAAATGCTATGTGATGAAACTTGACATTCGCGGGTATTTCATGCACATAGACAGGCGCAAGCTATTGGAGATAGCAGAAAACACGCTGCAAAATATGGCAGATCATCCAGTAGAAAAGCGAAGAAAGCGGTGGTGCGACATCATAGACATGGATTTTGTGCTATGGATGACAAAAGAGATTGTACTGCTCGATCCGAATGATAACTGCCATATCGTAGGCTCAGAAGATGACTGGATAGGTCTCGACCCAGCGAAGAGCATGCGTTTTGTGAACAGCGGAAAAGGCATGCCCATTGGCAATCTGACAAGCCAGCTGTTCAGCAATGTCTATCTGAATGTCTTCGACCAATTCATGAAGCGGACATTGAAATGCAGACACTATGGCAGATATGTGGATGATGCCTACGTGGTGAATACCGATAAGGATTGGTTGCTCTCACTGGTGCCGAAGATTCAGCAGTTCCTATCCTCAGAACTCGGTCTGACCTTGCACCTTGGCAAGCTGACGGTGACGAATATCTGTTACGGCGTGGAGTTCCTGGGCGCATTTGTCAAGCCCTACAGGACCTATGCGTCGAATGACTGTCTGCGACGCATGGAACGTAACATCAGGAATATGCAAACCAACGATGCTGAAGCAGTGTATCGCTCCGTCAATTCCTTCCTCGGTGTGCTGAGCCACCACAAGACATATCGCATACGTAGAGCAATGTTTTTGCGTAAGAAATTCATAAAGGTATCGACATTCAATCGTGACATGACGTTGTTTGGTAAACCCACGGCTTGATTATCGGCGTAGGGTAGAAACTTTTAAACGGAATAGATATGGCAAAAATGCATGGACCAAAAGCGTGCTTCGTTCCCATCCGGGAGAACGCGACGCAAGTGATCGTCAGCTACGACTTCAAAGCTGACGGCAAGAAGAATGCCTATTGGCAGGAAGTGTATTTCAACAAGAACCGCACGGCGAAGCCCTCGCTGGAGCAGATCAAGCAGGCTGTCATCGCCGACATTGACGCAAGGACGGATGAGAAATCTGAAAAAGGCTACGTGTGGCAGGATAAGCCGGTGACTCTAAACTGGGAGAACCGCCAGAACTTCAAGGCCGTGCATGATGCTGCCGCGATGTATCCTGAGCAGGTGACGTTTCCGAAGACGTTCAAGCTGGGCACTGACGAGAACGGTGCGGATGTGTATCATCAGTTTGAGTCGATGGAAGAACTGGCTCAGTTCTACCTGGGCGGTCTGGCATGGATTGAGCAGTGCGTCGAAGAGGGATGGCAGAAGAAGGCCGCTATGGACTGGAGCCCTTACGAGCCGAAAGATGAATAAATCGAAAAGGAGCGGCAACCACCGCTCCTTTATTGTTACCATGTTCCAACGATAGGTTCATCCCATATTATGTTCAGCGAAAGCATTATTGAACCAGTGTCGACAAAGAGAGGTCCAGTGTACTCACTGACACGGTTACGGACAAACGGTGCGGAAGTGATTACAGCCGAACCAAGCACATCGTTATTATTAGTTTTGCAGTTGATGTCAATATCAGTAGCCCATTCTGTTATAGAAGAAAAACCGAATATGCTGACTGTTTCGTTGACGACACCGATTTCAGTAGATGGAATATTGACGGGAATCGGTTGTGACGTTGTGACAGCACACGGTTCTCCTGTTTGGTAGTTGAATCCGTAATACCACGCAGTTGGCGAGATATTAAACATCGCTGCACCTGTTGGGATAGCATCAGAAAATACGAGTTTCAATTTTGTGACCACACGATCCAAAGCAACAGAGCGGGAAGCGGATGAACTACCAGAAGAAACAGTAATTTCATAATCTTTCCAAAACGTATCGAGTACCTTTGTGAACGTTATAGTCTTATCCGTATTATTCAATGTCGCTCCAGAGCCACGACTTGCTATAAAGTAAACATGATGAGCACCAAGTGTGAGGTCGAGTGTAGGCTGTCCAAAGTCTGTATCTGAGGATGTTTTATGTAGTTGCTGAGCAAGTACTCCATTCTGATAATCAAGTACCCATAAATCTGTCATATCCTTGCCGTCGGCAGTCAGCGAGCGCGTCATATTGTTAGTATTGAGCGTAAAGTCACCGCTAACGTTGAATGTAACAGCCACAGTTTTGTGAGATTCTTCGTAAGGAATTTCACTTCTTGAACAAGCGACACAAGCCAATGTCACCACAATAATATATAATATACGTTTCATGATGTTTGTTGTTTAAAATTCGTACTCATATTCGCCGTCCCAGTCTTCGTTGATAGTTATGCCAAAATTGGTTTGGATAATATTGTAGTCGCCTTCTCCAAACAACGGTCCTACGCATTTTGTAATACGGTTGCGCGTTACAGGTACTTCCGTGAGTACTTTGGTTGTCAGTACATTTTGGTCTTTATCAAGAGCCGAAAGCGTTACTTTCAGTTTTCCGTCAGCAGAGAGATAAGGGAACGTAAAGACGGCATACTGTGTGGCGCGGTTTGTCCGCGTCTCTGACTGGCTACTCTTCGTGCAACCTTCTGCCGTAGATGGGTTAAAGTTTGCCGACCCACCTGTATAATCTATCTTCAGACCTGCGTAGCTATCTGGCATCGTTTCGTCGGTGAATGTAAACATTATCTTTGCAGCCACGCGGTTCATTTTCAATTCATGGTTTGTATGCTCGGCGTCAATCGTTACAGATCCATAGTGGCAAAATGTATCACTATTCTTTACTCCATCTTTAGCTGTAAATTGAACAAGTTCCGTAGATTTAATAGTAGGTGTGACTGGAGAAGAATGTCCAACAGCAACCACAATATATGTTCCTGCTTTTAGCCCAACGTTCAAAGTCCCGAAATCGTCATCATCTCGCGTCTGCGTCTTCACCTTATCCCACACCTTATTGCCCTCCGCATCAAACATCTGCACGGCCAGCCGTGAAAAGTAGTCACCCACGGCAACAGTCCCCCGTGTCATATCGCGCGTCGTCGGCACAAACGTCAGATGTACGTTTCCATTATCATTTGGTGCAGTGTCTTTTTCGCAAGCAGTAATGAGGCATACTGCCAATGCCATCAGAAACAGTTTTTTCATAATGTTTAAACGTTTTAAGTTTATAATGTTTATAATAAAAAAGAATGGGCCTCTCGGCTTTGTCATATTGCTCTATTCTGACACAGTACACCCGTACCCACACCGAGAAAGCCCATTAGCTTTCATCGGGTACGAATGCGTTGTGTCAATAAATAGAGCGGTGGCAAAGATAGCAACTTTTCTTTATACTGCCAAATTTTTTATGACAAAATTTTCATTTTACTTTCGAATGTCGAACAAAATTCGTATCTTTGCAGCCGGATTAGACCAAATTCCATTGGTAATTTCAAAAGATTAGTTAGAAGCAAAGGAGAGGAGCCGGGAGATTCCTTTCTTTTTTTTGTGAGAAAAAAGAGCGACATCACTTGCCACTCTTTTTCTTTAGTTTCTTTGCCACTTTGTCGAAATCTTCATGTACATCCTGTGCTATCACTTTAGCATAGCGTTGTGTTGTTCGAATACTCTTTTGGCCCAGCATTTTTCCGACATGCTCCATCGGCACATCGTTCCTGAGCATGTAGGTGGCAAACGAATGGCGTGCCAAATGCGAATGCAGTTTGGTCTTGATGCCTGCCATTTCTCCGATAGCCTTCAACATGCGATTATAGACGTGGTTCTCAATCTTAGGCGTCTGCCAATCGTTACGCTCCAGCACTTCCACGACAGGAGGCAACAGCTGCGAGATATAAGGAACGCCAGTCTTGATACGTTCACCAGTATAGACCCATTTGCCTTTCACCTTCTTATATAGGCTGATGTCGAAAACCTGCGTGTCAGAGTAGGATAGACCTGTCCACATTTGAAAGACGAATAGATCACGGCAGCGTGAAAGCATCGAGTCATCATTTATCTTTAGCTCCATGATAGTCGTCATTTCCTCTTCAGTCAAGTATTCGATATTCTCTTTATAGCCGCGCGAGAACTGACCTTGCAGTTTGTCATACGGGTTTTTGTCTAAACGGTCAAAATTGCAGGCTCGCTTCAGCATCGACTTCAAATTCTTATGATAGTTCCAGATGGTGCCATCACTCAGACCGTTTGACAGCCTACCGAAAGCCTTTGCACCATCATCGTTGGCCTTTGGCTTCAACTGGTGCAGCCAGTAGTCGAAGTCCACAATATTCTCTACCGTCACATCCTGCCAGCGTCGTATCTTGTTATACTCCGTCAGTCTGAGCAGAAGCGTGTCATAGTGCTTGCGTGTCCCTTCCCGCACGTCCAACTTAGGAATCTGCGACTCTATCCATTGCAGGAATGTAGGCTCATCACTATGCACTTCAATCTGTTTCCACACCTTTCGCCGGATGTCTTCAGTATCAATCACGCCATCACCGTCAATCGCCTCATTCACGCACGCGAGTACTTTACTATATATTATAGACACCCGTCTGTTCAGCTCATCAGCACCAGGGCAGTTGATAATCTGACCAGCCACCAGCTCTGACTTGTGGCATTTGACACCAGTACCAAAATGGTAGTGCTTTCTGTTTATAGTGATACGCACCTCCACCTGACCAATACCGCCAGGCTTCACACGACCTCTGTGGTCCCATACAATAGCATTTGTATATTTCATATTTTCTTTGTTTTAATGTTAGGATTTGAACCCATTACCCGTGGGATTACAATCAGAATCCTGTAGGATTATATCTCATTTTTGTTTCCCCACCATTTTCGGTGTGGGGAATCGTTTGGGGAAACATTAACCATTTTAATGTCTTATAATGTCCTTTATTGTCTTTTCTCACAATCCCGTATTTATAGCGGTTTCTTTAGTATTTACGGTGGATGCGCCCATTTCCAGCCACATCCACCGCATCCCATTTGTGATCCGGTCGGGATTACGTCACAACATATTGTGTCGCCTGTATTTATTGGCATTCCCTGATATTTCATAATTTGTGGTGGGGAAACATTAGCGTTTTATATTGTTAATTATAGCGATTAGTTGGTCTTTGATTTCTTTGACTTCTGTAATTGATTGGCGAAGCTCTCGGTTGAGAGCTTCGTTTTGTTTTACCTGCTGAGTCATGATGTCGAAGAAGGCGTCAGCCCATGATGGGATAAAAGGCTTTGGTTCGTCTTCTGCTGCCATATCAACGTGTTCGTGTTCCAGGTCTGCCACAAGCATAACAATGCTCTCACCTCGAAAATATTGAGGATTGAAGATGTTGCCAAATGCTGCGTTGAGTTTTAGCCATGTTTCTTTCGAAGGCTGGCGAACCCTATCATTAAGTATTCGAGATATAGTTGTCTCGGTAATACCAGTCTTAGCGGATAGCTCTTGTTGATCCGCAACCAGACCTTCTTTATATAGATAGTCAAGAACTTGTGCAAATAAACCGTTAGCAAGCGTCATTTTTACTTCGATTTAATCCGTTTGTATTAAAAAAACTTAATTCTTTACACCGTTTTACACGGGTTTCATTTTTAATTCTTATATTTGCACTCGGAATTAAGCAAGCAAGCAAAATAACGAGGCAAGAAAATAGCCGTCAGACGGGAGCCCGTCTTTTCAAGCGGATAACCGCCTAATTTGCGAACACTTTGCGAGGGTGTCGGATTGCAAATATACGGCTTTTTCTGCCAAGTTGTAACAAAGCAAGCAAATAATTAAGAAAAATTAAAGCAACAACATGGTAAAAGACAAGGTTACAATCGAAGATTTGGAGCAGTTCGCAGTAGGCGATTCTATGGCTTACACCCTGCCGAATTGGGATGCTGCTCGTTCTGCCGCTTCATTGGCTGGGCAGATGAAGAACCGCACGAAGACCTACGGATGGAAATATTCTGCTCCCATTAGCCCAGCTGTTGAGGGAACTATGAGGAGAACAGTGACTATTACGAGAATTTCGTAACTAATACAAAAGGAACTATGGAAAGAGAGTTAATTCAATTCGGAGAGAGCGAGCAGACCATGAGCAGTTTAGAGATTGCTAAACTGACGGGTAAGCCACACAATGACGTGATGAAGGCCATCCGTGCGATGGAGCCAGCATGGGAAAAAGTCAACGGGGGAAATTTTTCCCGCGTTGAATATAAGGATGCAAAAGGCGAGATGAGACCATGCTTTGAACTGACCAAGACCGAGTGTTTGTACGTCGCCACCAAGTTCAACGACGAAGCGAGGGCGAAGTTAGTTATCCGTTGGGAGGAATTGGAAAAGAAGGCACGCGCTCAGATGCTTCAACTTCCTGACTTCACAAATCCTGCCGAGGCTGCAAGGGCTTGGGCGCAGGAATATGAGCAGAAAACACAGCTCGCTATTGAGAACAAGCGACTGGAGCAGGACAATATTCAACTGGCTTTGGAGAATCAGGAATTGAAGCACGACAAGAATTACCTCGACATCATTATGCGCAGCCGTGCACTACTGACCATTACTCAGATAGCACAGGACTATGGCATGAGCGGAAAGGCTTTGAACAAGACTCTTGCTGACATGAGAATCCAATATAGTTGCAACGGTCAGTGGACACTATATGCTCCCTATAAGGATAAAGGTTACGTTTCGAGCCGTACCATTGACATTACCCGTGCTGATGGTCGCCCAGATACCGTTATGCACACCGAATGGACTCAGGCAGGTCGCAAGTTCCTGTATGAGGAATTGAAAAAACAGGGTATCATTCCAATGTTGGAAAGGGATTAATCTATGATGAACTGTAAGGCACTGGAAGCCAAGATACTGGAAGTCATCAGACGGGCGATGCGTACCTACAATGAGAAGTGGGTGACGGCTGAGGTGCTGTGCCAGCACGTAGGGACGCTAACGCCAAGGTTTCTGAAAGACCACGGACAGATGTTCAACCGCACTCGGGTTGAATGGGACGAAGAAGATTCCAACGGAAACGTGAGACATGTGGTGTCGAGAGAATGGCTGTACCCACTGAATGAGATTAAGCAGTGGATTCAGGATGGGAGGATTAAGGAGCTGAAGATGGATAAATAAGATCTTGCGACGGAATCGCAAGGCACAGTAAAGACAAGGGAGTGGCTGCCGCAACAGCCGACACAGGAAGATGACAGAGGGCGCATATCGGGACTTTTTAGTCTGAAATCATCGACAACGGTTCAAATCCGTTGACTCCCACTCACTGAAAGGAGAAGCGTTCATTGACATCGTGGACAGTGCTGAAGAGCACGATAAAGATACGAGAGAGGGAGCAACCCACGCGGCTGTTAGTAGACAACCGAAAGCAGTTGGCACGCACAAAGGCCGTGAGGCAGACGACGGGAAGGGCTCCGACGGAGAAGGGACTACCGAGGCAGGACTAAAGATGTAAGCAGACAGGCTTTACAGATACATCTATCCCACTAACAGCGCGGCAAGCCTCTCCAGGATATGCGAGACATTAATGCGGCCACCATCAGGTGAGTGAACCCAAGCCACTAACGCAGAGGGGTGTCTTAATATATATAACTATGACTATATCGGAAAAAGAAATCAGAGAGGACTTTGCCCGATTTATCCGTCACGAATCAATGCGGGCAAATATCAAGCAAGATGAGTTACTAACCATATTAAAAACAACAGAACTATGAAAGAGAGATTTTTGAATTGGTGGCAACAGAACAATATGACGTTCTCGGCCATTACGGGTGAAACTTTTACCAATGCTGAGGTGGTATATGCACATGTTGGCATGGTAGTGTTTTTATTGGTTGTAGGTTTGGTTAATTGATATGGGACGATTAAGAAACGAGAATCCACATTTGGGATTGACAGGCGTAATCAATGCCGACATGTGGGCAAAGATGGACGACAAGAAACGTCGTGAGTGGGTAGTGAAACATGCGAACCAGATATTGCCGAAATTGGTACACATGGACTCTATGAAAGAAGCGCATGCTGAATTGGCGAAGCTGTACGACGTGACGGCAAGGTACACGCTATTAGACTACCATTACAACCAACGCGGCGAAGTGCTGTATGAGTTGGAATGGTCGAGGGCAGGAAGATCAAGGTTAATTAATATAAATAATTAGTTATGGAATTACAAGGTAGAGTGGTCAGGCTCCTGCCACTGAAAGAGGGAGTCGCTCAATCAACGGGCAACCCGTATCGTACACAGGAGTTTATTTTCGGCTTCTACGAGAGCAACGACAGCATCTATGAGAAAAACATTTTACTGAACATCCGCAACGAGAACATCGAGAAGTACAAGCTGGCTGAGAACGACCAAATCAAGGTACGCATCTCGCTTGGTTGTCGTGAATATCCGCAAGGAAGCGGCAAGTATTTCAACGACATCCGCACGGGTGACATCACGATTATCCAGAAGGCCAATGTCAAGGCCGCTGACAGTACGAACGCTCAGCAACAGACAACTACACCAGCGCAACAACAAAACGCGCCCACAGGCGGCGAAAATCAGGGAGGAGAGAGCGATGACCTACCGTTCTGACGAATACTTCAGCGAGTGGTGGCCCACGTAGGTCACCACTCCTTAATTAAGAGAGACTATGAGACCATTCCCAGGAGAGTTACAGAAAGTGACGTCTCGGGCTCATCCATACACGCTCACACCAGAGCAACAGGAATGGATGGCCGAGACGTTTCCCGTGACAGAGAATCGCAAGATGATGACGGTGATGGGTGTCTCGTGGCCGACACTTCACAAGCTGGCGCATGAGTTGGTGCTAAAGAAGAGCGAGGAAGGTATGAAGGCTATCCGGCAGCGTAAGTGCGAGGAACACAAACGCATGAACCATCACCACAAACTGCTGTTGATGAGCGGCCAGAAGATTACCCGTTGCACCAATCTCAGACAGCAGCCCTATACGAAGCGACAGATAGACCTCAGACGTAGTGCTCTTGACCGTGGCTACCTGTTAGATGAAGACATCAGCGAGGGTAGTCGTGGGCGTTACGCTATCTATTATGATGACGAGACGACAAGGAGTGTAAGGTTTGAAGAGACGTGCAAGCGTCATGGGCTGCGAATTGAGAGAGAATAAATAAGAGAACTATGAACGAAGAGAGTAAAAACATACCGCAACCGAGGTCAGCAGACGAAATCAGATGGGACACCCTGCGGCCTTACCTACTCGACCCGCGAGAGGACTACCCAGAGCCATACACGATGTTGGAGTTTAATGGCGTGCCGTTCTCGAAGATTGGCGGCTTGGGTGCTATCAGCGGCCAGAAGAAAAACGGTAAGACGTGGGTGTTCTGCCAGCTGATGGCTGCAATACTTGGATGCGACACTGAGCGCACACAGCAGTATCTGCCAGGGCTGACGGTGCCACAGCGCACCATCGACTATCTGGGACATCTGCCGAAGGTCTTGTATATCGACACGGAGATGGAGAAGCTGTCGAGCGCCAAGGTGCTGAGGAGAGTCCACTGGCTATGCGGATGGGACATGAAAGAGCCCAACGACCGCTTCGCCGTGCTGTGGGTGAAGTCAATGCCAAATGAAGACAACGTGAAGCCCTACGTGAAGCGTTTTGAGCTCATCAAGTTGGCCATAGACGCGATACAGCCCGACGTGGTGTTCATCGACGGTCTGCGAGACATTATCCCGTCTATCAACGACGAGGAGGCAGGCACTGCGATACTGGACTACTTTGGCTCGATAGCTGAAGCCCGCAACCTGAGCATCTGGCTGGCACTCCACCAGAACCCTGGGCGCAAGGATGACAGCGAAGAGGCAAAGATGCGTGGTTGGATTGGTACTGAGCTGGGAAACAAGGTGAGCGACACGCTCATCAGTATCAAGTCGAAGAAGCCAGAAGGCGTGACGTTCACCGTCAAGCAACAGGACGCGCGAGACAAGGACATGGACGACTGGACGTTCGAGGTCACTGAGGATGCCGGTCAGCTGGGTGTGCCTCGCATCATTACCCGTGGTGCGAACCTGAACAGCAGGTCGAAGGAGCAACCAACGTGCGACGATCCACGCCAGATACGTGAATGGATTGAGACGGCAAAAGACCAGTATCAATGGCCTATGAGCCGTGTGCAAATCAAATCGACTGTGTTTGGTGAGATTGGAGGTCAGAAGAACAAGGACAAGCAACAGGCCGACCTGGTAGCTGCTATCAATATGGGCTACCTGGAAGAGACCACGCTGAAGAGTGGCGGACACTACATGTTGCAACCTCCTGAAGACCTGCCATTCTGAGTTGACCCAATTCCCCTCTACCCCTAAAGGGGTAGGTGGGTTGACCCATTGGGGCAACTCGTGCGTGGTCCGCATGACCCATGCCCCCTGCCCGCTTGGGGCGGGGCTGGGGCAAGGGGCAAGCGTCCCCCACCCGCGCGACGCGCACATGCGCACAGCATACAGATAATCTATTTTTGGCGACTATGGCTAAACGAATCGACAAGTTTATCATCGAAAAGATTCTGGACACGGCGAAGATTGAGGAGGTCGTAGGCGACTTCGTTGACCTGAAGAAGAAGGGTGTCCGATACCTGGGGCTGTGCCCGTTCCACGATGACCGGCACATCGGTTCGTTCGTGGTCTATCCCAAGGGCAACTGTTACAAGTGCTTCAAGTGTGGCGAGAAAGGTGGTGTGATCGAGTTCCTGATGAAACATGAACGACTCAGCTACCCAGACGCTATCAGATGGTTAGGCAAAAAATATTCAATCGAGACAGACATGACAGACTTCAACTACACACCACCGCCACCACGACCGACACCTCCACCATTGAAGACACTTGTGTTTCCGAAGTTCTTGATGGCTCGGACGCTGACAGACGCTGAACTGGACCGCGACAACCTCATCCGCTGGATCAAGACCGGCATCAAGTGGGACACCATTCAAGAGTCACGCATCAAGAAGGTGTTGGCCGACTACTGCGTGGGTCACGGCAAGAACGGTCACACGATATTCTGGCAGATGGATGAGCACGGCGACCTGCGGACGGGTAAGATGATGAAGTACCGAGAGGACGGTCACCGAGACAGGGAGTCATCATGGAACTTCGACTGGATTCACGCCACGCTCTCACGCCATTGGGACGAGGAGAAGCACGAGATGACCGACGAACCGCCTTACCCATTCCCGCATCTGTACGACCCAGACAAACAGGAGCCATGCCTCACGTTCTTTGGTATGCACCTGTTGAACAAGTACCCAAACGCCACCGTCAACATCGTAGAGAGCGAGAAGACCGCCGTGCTGATGGCCATAGCCTACGGCAACCACGCCACACAGGTATGGATGGCGTGCGGAGGGTTGGAGATGCTGAGTCGCGAGAGGATGAAGCCCATCATTGACCAATGGCGCAAGGTGGTGCTATACCCTGACCGCGACGGCATCGCCAAATGGAAGGCCAAGGCCAAGCAGATAGGCTACGACCAGATACACGTTGACACCGACCCCGTGCTGAAGTGGTGGCGGGAGCGTGACGGCGACAAGGCCGACATTGCTGACGTGGTGGTGCGCATACTGAATGAGCGCAAGCCAATGACCAGCATCGACGAGGTGAAGGCGGCAATGCCAAAGGCGGCACCATTGATTGATAAACTTAATTTAGAGATAACACAATGAACGACGACAAGTACAAAAACGTATCATCGAAGCTGTCGAAGTATTCCATCGAGCGGCTGACGCGGATAGCTCAGAAGAAAAACATGAGCATCTACACGCTGATTCAGATGGTGTGCGACACGATTATCCGATACATGGATGACCGCCACAACCTGTCGGAAGAGATAGAGCGGGCAATGGCTATCTTCGAGCACATGACGGGATGGGCTGACGCGCTGAACCTGGCAGACCCGACGGTCAACAAGGAGGTGGCACAAGCGGTGTATATCTTCCAGGATGCGGACGGCGGGAAGAAAGGCTTCAGGGCGACGATGGTCAATAAGCCATTCTTCGACAAGTGGACGCAAACGGAAAACGTGATGGACATCTTCGAGCGCATCTTCAACATCTGTATGCCCGAACTATACATGAAGCTATTCCGTGCTCGCATCATTCTTGGTTGTGAGCGAGTGAGCGAGGTCATCAACATGCTGGCTGATGCTGAGGTCATCATGCACTTGAATGGTGAGCTGCGCCAGGAGTTTGAAGACGCGGCACGCATGGATAATGGCAAGGACTACGGCTATGGTAAGAAGGCGAAGGGATTGCAACACCGAACGCCGGACAGCGTGGCCACTGATCAGCGATTCCAGTTTGAAGACTGGGAAGGCGAACATAGACAGACGGACTTTGAGCCACCTGTTGGTTATGAGCGAGACCTGAATGAAGAACTCAGTAAAGGACATGTTGACGATGATTGAAGAGAGAGATTACAAGTTCCCGCATGAGGAGCCGAAACGTGAACGAACAGCCGAAGAGATAGAAGCCAGTCGTAAGTTGGAGGATGAACTCTATGCGCTTGGCTTCCGACCGATAGGCGCAGAATGGTAAGCGTATGAGCAGAGACCCAAGATACCAAAAGCTGTTGAACAGCAAGCGGTGGAAAGATTTGCGGGCGTGGAAACTCAGGCAGACGGAAGGCTACTGCGAGATATGCTATGCCGAGGGGTGGCGAGGCATCGACGCGCTGGCGGTGGACATCCATCACAAGGTGCCGGTGGAGTCGGTGATTGACCAGGGCGAGGAGGCGATGAAGCGGGTGTGTTTCAATCCCGCGAACCTCATGGCTCTGTGTGTCCGTCACCATGTGGAGATTCACCAACAGGCTGGGAGTCATACAAAGGAGGCAGTCAACGAGCGCAAGCAGAAGAAGCGCATCGGATTCCTTCAACGGAACGATCCTAATTATAAAGAAGAAGACAATGGAACAGGAACAATGGAAACCGATTCAGGAGTTCAACGGTGAGTATGAAGTGAGCAATCTCGGACGTGTACGCTCAATGAAGTTGTATCGCGGACAGGTCGGGCGCATCATGCCACAGACCAGACAGCCAAGCGGACGCGGTGGCAAGTTGACATACTTTGCCGTAAT